TGCCATGACTTATCGTTTTGACGAAGGCCAAATGGGCTACCCTCCTATTGAGGATGTGCAGCCAGTCCCAGCAACTACTCCTCCTAACCCGTTTTGGAGTCCCAGTTTCTTGGCAGCGGCCGAGGATCCGGTATGGGGCTGGGGCGAATTCGTGTTTGCGCGTGCAGGCGGCAGTATTCGTCTCTACGGGGGTTGCGTTCTCCTTCCTGTGTGGGATGCCACCAATAAGGTCTACACGTACAACGCGACTGAGTGGCCGACCACCACACTTCTGGGTAAAGCCGCCTATGTCTACCAAGGCAAGACGGCGATCACGGTTGGGCAGTATGGCTGGTTTATGACTTCAGGTCGTACGCCGGTCAATGGCACAGTGACTGTTGCGGCAGATGTCGCAGCGGGTCACAACGCCGCTGGGCAGTTGACAGCCAATGCAAACGGTCTTCAGGTAGTGAACGCACGCGTCATCACACCTGCGACTCAGACTGTTGTGGCGGCTTCTACTTCTGGCGCAAGCGGTGATACTGTGATTGGGCTGGCCAGCACCTCAGGGTTCTTCCCTGGCGTGTACGTGTCGGGTACCGGAGTCGGGGCAGCGGCGATTGTCTCCAGTGTTGATCCGATTAGTCGTACGATTACGGTGACCGTGGCGAATAGCGCCCAGGTCAGCGGAAACGTGACGGCGACCTACAATAACGCGACCATTTTCTACAATGTGTTGGAAATGAATCGTGCATTCTTGCAGGGTCAGATTACCTAGTGCAGGGAAGTGGGCGGGACTTCCAACCGCCCTGTTTTAGGAGAATTAGATGGCAAACAGTACACTCTCAAATCTTGCTACACGGTTTGGACCGGGGCAAGCTGCTGCGATTGCTGCGGCGGCAGGTGGAACGGTAGTTACTTCTGACATTACAGCGCTGGCTGCGGTTTTGACTGCCCTGTCGCTTAGGTCAGGGGACGCAATTTCAATTCTAAGCATAGCGACAACCCCCGCTATTGCTTCTACAATGTTGTCTCCGGGGTAAAGGAGTCTTATGTCACTTGCCGAGGCTGATTATTCGATGACGCAACGAGCGATGGAAGGGCGTTCCGCCGACGATCGCTTGATGATTAAATTTGAGCTGTTCCCCCATCCGAACGAAGGAAAATCGTTGGAGGCAGGGCACCCAGTCTATGATGATCGTGAGTACATTACTATCATAGTCCCCGGTGACAAAACCTCAATCGTGCATCGTCCGGTTTGGGCACAGGATAAGGAGCGTTTTTCACGGCAGTATGCAGCGTTTAAACAAGGGTTAAGTCAGGAAACGACTGGTTTGCCGCTTAAACTCTGGGGTGGCTGCACCCTTGGGCAGGCCAAGGAGTTTGAGTACTTCAACGTTAAGACAGTTGAGCAGTTGGCTGCGATGTCTGACGGCAATGGTGCGGGGATCATGGGCTTTAATAGTCTTAAGCAGCGCGCAGTGGATTATTTGCGCAATGCGAAAGATCAGCAGCCCATGATCGAAATGCGCGCAGAGATTGAGAAGAAGAATACTGAAATTGCTACGATGATGCAGGCATTGAAGGACCAGGGAGATCGTATGTCTCGGTTGGAAGCGCTTATTCCTAAGAATAAGCTGGCCCAACTCGAAACTGACGAAGCTTAATGGCTCGCTTTGAAACAGCGGCTGATGCGATTAATGGGGCAGCGCTAGAAGTTCTATCGTATGCCCCTATTCCTGATCCGTACGCCAGTACAGACCCTGCATACATCTTACTCTGCGGGCTACTTAAGTCGTGTGGCCGTGAGTTAATCTCCGCTCGTGATTGGCAACGCTTCATTGTTACGTATACATTCGTAACTACAGCAACCGACACGTATACACTCCCTGCTGATTATGGCAGACACATAGATCAAACTGATTGGGATCCAGCAAATCGTCTTCCGCTAGCAGGTCCACTGACCTCGCAAGACGAATCATACCTAATAAACACGAATTTAGCCTCTAGTACGATCTACTTATCGTTCTATGAGGAACAGGGAACGTTTAAGGTTCTGCCATCGCCGCCCCCGGTAGGGCGTACTCTGTACTATAAGTACATGAGTCGCTATTGGGTGGCGACGACTGGCGCGCCGACTGTACTAGCCAAAGATGCGCCGACACAGGCTGATGATGTAATACTGTTTGAGCCCATTCTAATGGTGAAGATGCTTAAGCTGCGATTCTTAGAGGCTAAGGGGTTCAATACAGACTCTGCATCTACACAGTTTGAAAATGCATTCGGCGCGTGGGGAGGTATGGATAAGAGCGCCCCAGTCCTTAATGCGGCGCGCAGCCGTGGATTTCCATATCTTGATGATAGGAATGTTCCTGAGACGAATTACGGTCTGCCGTAATGCCTTACTCTAAACCGTCTGGCGGCAAGCGAAAGGGCGGACTCAGCGCTCCAATCCAGCAATTATCTAAACCAGTACCTATCCTTCCCCCAGTAGGGGTTAATCAGGTTGACCCATTAGCTGAATTCCCACCGCTTGATGCGGTGTTCATGTTTAACATGATTGCGGATAAGTATGGCACGCGAGTGCGCACTGGATACGTGCATTGGTCAGATGCTCCATTTGGCGCGATTGGATACCCCAAGACAGTAATTCCGTATTCAGGATCTACTAGATCGTTAGATAAATTATTTGCAGTATTCGGACACAGTATTTGCGATGTATCAACTTCAGGCGCAGCCCCAACAGTCCTTTTAAATTTTGCAGCGATCACTACCAATTCAGGGCATGGTTGCTGGGTAGATCTCACAATTCTTGGCGGCTTCGGTATTGTGTATACTGACGAAGACTACGGCGCCTATCGTTATAATGAAGGTACAAACCTCTGGGTCCGAACGTCCGCTGCTGAAATAACCAACGTCGATCCAGCAACATTGGTGTTCTGTACACTGTATCAATCTCGCCTATGGTTCGTACAGCGAGATACATCAGATGCATGGTTCTTGCCCGTTGGCTCTATTATTGGCGCAGCCACCAAATTCACATTTGGCAATAAATTCAAACAAGGTGGTACGCTCCAGGCACTCTACACCTGGCCTGTTATGGATTCTGGTGCTGGGCTTAGCGAGTATCTTGTAGCGGTTAGTAGTTCAGGGGAAGTAATTGTCTATACCGGAATCGACCCCACAGCCGATCCAACGCTCTATCCGACCTTGGCCTTCAGACAGGTGGGATCTTGGTTTATTGGCGCGGTTCCGGTTGGTCGGCGTATCGGAGGACGATTTGGTGGCGATTTGTACCTACTTTCTATCTATGGGCTGCTACCAATGTCCAAGGTTATTCAAGGACAGTTAGCGCAGGTAGACACGATTGAGCTAACTAGGAAGATATCTCCTGCGATTAAGACGTTAATGGCCTCATCCTTTACGACTTTTGGCTGGGAAGTTAAGTTGATCCCCAACGAAAATTCATTAATGGTAATGAGCCCAGCAGTTTCTGGATACCCTGCGACACAGTTTGTACAGCAACTCAACACACAGGGATGGAGTGTGTACCAGGGTATCCCAATTTATACAGGCGAGGTATGGGAAGGAGGCTTCTATTTTGGCAGCGCGATAACTGGAAATATCTACCAGTTTATAGGAAGCGCAGACGATGTAAGCATTGATGGGCTTACTTCGGTTAGTATTTCTTGTAGCATACTTGGCTCATTTCAAGATGTACAGGAGCCTGGACTGTATCATCGTGCGATGTTTATTCGCCCTGTCTTTCTGACGACGCAACAGCCGACTTACACAGTTGAGGTTCGTTATGACTACAATATTTCAGAGATATTTGCGCCAGGAACGGCGACCATTCCGACTGGTGTAATTTGGGATGTTGCAGTTTGGGATCTAGGTATCTGGGGCGGGCAGTTCCAAGAAGTTGAGGCTCCTCGCGGCGGGAAAGGCATGGGACGTGCGATGGCCGTGGGACTTAGTCTCTCCACTAATAGTGAAACCTACCTTATTCGTTACGACGTGGCATTTGACACCGGCGGGTTCCTGTGATACGTGCTGGTACTGATGATGAAATTCTAGCGATATGCGATGTAATTGGGTATGCCCCCAGTCAAGATGCGACGGCTGTAATTCTAGAAAAAGATGATGGCACTCCTGGTGCGGCCGCAATTTATGATCATTGGACACATTCTGGTGTTCAGATGCACGCTTGGTCAGATGGTCCACAGTACGTTTTTAATCCAGAATTTGTACGAGAAATGTTTGCATACATCTTTGAGCAAATAGAACCGCCTAAGATGCTTGCAATTGCAGTAACCCCATGCGACAATAGCCCCTCATTAGCCCTTGCGAAGTTCCTAGGATTTACTGAGATCTGTAGGATACGCGATGGGTGGAAGCCCGGAACCGATATGGTCATCCAGGAACTACGACGCGAAAATTGTCGGTTCTTGGAGATCAGCGATAATGTGGATTCCGCCCCAGCAAAACTCAACTAATACTGGCCTTTCTGGCCCTAATTCTGGTGGGCTTGCTGGGCAGGCTGCTGGAGCGATTGCTGGGCAACAAGCTCCGCGTACAGTTCAAACTCCGTTAGCTCCCCTTACTGGGCTCCAGGCTGCACCGACTGACCCATATAATCCCTACATTTCCTCAACACTAAGGGGTAGTGGTAAGCCGGGTACTCCGGGTGCACAGGGCGTCACTTCTGTAATGCGCCCACCAGGATCGTACCTTACTGCGCCTCCGGCCGGTGGATTACCAGGTAACCCCTCTGCTCCGCCGCCACCGCTTAAAGGTCCAATTCCCTACCAAGGGGGTGGATCGCCTACGGGCTATGTTCCTAACTATTGGGCTGGAGGTGGGCAGCCAGTAGGCGCTGCCCCAGGATCTCCAATGCCGCCCCCGCCTGCTCCGAATGCGGGGCCGCAAATACGCCCGATGCCCCCAGCGATGGCAAATACGCAGCCGCTTAATCAGCAGATGGCTACGGCCCAAATGCTGCGGAAGCCAGTAGGATGAGTAAGAGTACTCCGCCAGCCCCTGACTATGTTGGTGCAGCGAATGCTACAGCTACGTCATCTAAAGATGTTACTGAGCAGCAGACCTATGCTAATCGTCCGAATATTAACACGCCGTGGTCGCAGCAGACCTGGCAGAATACACCGACATGGGATCCAACGACTGGGCAGTATCTTAACCAGTGGACGCAGAATACTAACCTTACGCCAGGAGCGCAAAAGGCTTTAGATTCGCAAGTCGCGGTAACGGGTGGACTTTCTGGTACTGCGAACCAACTTCTTAACCAGAATAATAAGCTGATTACCGCTCCAGTTGATTGGAGTAAGTTTAGCGCGACCGGGAAGGCTCCGACTGCACCAAATTACCAGACTGGCGTAACTGATACTTCTGGCGGGTTTGCGAATAAAGCGGCTGATGCAGCATGGAATCAGTATAATCAGCGTAATCAGCCTATCCAGCAAGCGCAAACTGATGCAATGCGCTCGCAGCTATATAACGCTGGGCTAAAGGAAGGAGATCCAGGGTACGAAGCGGCGATGAAGCGGCTAAGTCAGAACCAAGGGGACGCTAATACTCAAGCCTCGTTGGCAGCTACTCAAACCGGCCTACAAGGTGGAGCATTACTCCAAGGTGAAGACTTAGCCGCTGGAGGTTTTAAGAATGAAGCCGCAACGTCAGCGTATAATGCTCAATTATCTGGGGCTAATTACCAGAACCAGTTACGGCAGCAGCAGATTTCTGAGGATTTACAGAAGCGTGGGTTTACGCTCAACGAGATTAATGGGCTCCTAAATGGGCAGCAAGTGAGCACTGGCCCACAGCCGAATTTTAACGCGGCTGGAGTTTCTCAGGGTGCAAATTATGCAAATGCGGCAGCCCAAGCGTATGGAGCCGCAACAGATGCTTCTAATGTGAATAACGCTAATACCTCTGGCGCGGTAAGCGCTGGGGTTGGGATAGCCAGCGCAGCGGCGATAGCATTCTAGGAACTATATGTCATTTTTAACCCCAGAAGATCTAGACCCAGAGTTGATTAAAGGCGTTGCAGCGAATGCTACAAACGCCGATAAGCAACGAGCGTTGGAGTTACAATTAACCCTGGCCGGGCATCTACGCAATCGCGCAACCGATCACGGTACGATGGCTGGAAATATCTACATTCCGCCAAACCCGGTGACGGGCGCGTTGGATACGATTGATCGCCTACAGGGACTTAGCGACTCTATCCATGGACAGCAAAAGCAGGCTGATCTTATTTCACAGCGCGGCAATGCGTTGAGCGATTTCTTTGATAAGTACTTCAACAAGAAAAAGGATGCTGGAA